ACCAGACCTCGATGGCACGCTACGGCGTGCGCATCGTCGAAGACGTGGAGAAGGAGATGGCCCTCTCCATGCTCAAGGGGGAGACGCCGAGCGCAGTCATCGACACGGTGGCGGAGGCGATCGACGGTGAGTGGTGGCAGGGCGAGCGCATCGTCCGCACCGAGATGGCTTACGCCTACAACGGCACGCACCGTGACGGCATCATGGAGGCGAGCGAGCAGATTCCTGAGCTGTGGATGCGCTGGGAGGAGCACTGCGACGACTCGGGCTCACCTCTCGATGACCGGGTGGGCGTGGACAGCATTGCGATGCACGGACAAGTGGCGAAGCCTGGGGACCAGTTCACGATGCCCGACACCGCGCCATTCCCCGACGCGAAGGGCCGCACCGAGGTGCCGGAGTCGCTCGTCGGGCTCAGCTGGGATTTTCCGCCGAACCGTCCGAACGATCGCGCGGTGCTTTCTCCGTGGATGGAGGATTGGGGCGTGCCCGGCTGGCGTTACGTGGGCGGAGATCGCGTTTCGGTGTAGAACTTGGCCATGTTCACTTACAACGCGAAGCTCATAAAGGTGGTTGACGGGGACACGGTGGATCTTCGCATCGACCTTGGCTTCAACGTCTTCACCGAGCAACGCTTTCGGCTCCTGGGCATCAACGCGCCAGAGACGCACTCGAAGGACGCCGACGAGAAGACGCGCGGGAAGGCCGCGGCGGACTACCTCAAGAGCCTCCTCGCTGGAGAGGGGCAGCTCGTGGCGACCACCGTGCTCGACAAGCAGGAGAAGTACGGGCGCTTCCTCGCGAAGATCGTCAACGCCAGCGGTGAGAATGTGAACGACGAGATGGTGAAGGCAGGGCACGCGAAGCTGTACGACGGCGGAAAACGGTAAGAGGGGCACATGGCAAAAGGTCCAACACTCCTGAAGCTGGCTGCGCGGTTCTCCTCGATGAGCCGGAAGCAGCTCGACGACACCTGGGGCGCCATCTCGCGGAAGCGCGACAAGCTGATGAACACCTCCTTCAAGGGGCGGAGCGACCCTCGGAACAAGGCGGTCGGTCGTCTCGCGAAGGCGTCGAAGGCAGTGACCGACGCGCAGAAGGACAAGCTCAACCTGCTGGAGAAGGCGCACAAGCAGGGAGCACCTGGGAAGAACCTCGACGAGATTGAGAAGAACCTCGCCGTGGAGACAGGCCCCAAAGGCGGTCGGTACTACGTCTCGCCTTCGGGCGAGAAGGTCTACGTGAAGTGAGAGCTTCTGGCTGAAGGGTCAGCCTCGAAGTAGTGTGGTACAGCGCGCTGAATCAGGGAGGCACACCGATGCCGTTGCTCGACAAGCAGAAACTCCTCGCCTTCTCCAAGAAGAAGGCTGCCACCCCGCTCGGAGCTGGTGCCCTCGCGGCGAAACGCGCTCAAGCGGCAGCCCCGCCACCCGCGCCTGGAGCTGGAGGAGTCGCGCCGCTTCCGGGCTCGCATGCAGGCCCGCCCCCTGGGCAGATGCCTCCGAAGCCCGGCACCCCACCAGCGATCGGCAAGCCTCCGATGCAGCCGAAGGTGATGCCGCTCAAGCCCCCGATGCCCCCCGGTCATCAGGAGCCACACACCGAGATGCCTCACCCTGGTGAGGAGTCAGAGGTGCAGATCTACGAGCTGGTCGAAGACGCCGCGCAGGCCGCAGAAGGTGGGCTCGACCAAGAGCTGGAAGACACGATCGCGGGCACCGACTCGCAGGGTCCGCAGGACCCGCCTCCGTGGGCTCTGGAGCCCGAGAAGTGGGCGGAGGCCGCGGAAGCTGTGGGCCTCGGCATCGAGGGCGTGCAGGAGAAGTACGAGGAGCCCTACGTGGTGACCGCGTACCTCTACAAGCTCATCGGCGGAGCCATCCAGGCGTCTGAGCTGCCCGGTGCGGAAGACGGCGGCGGTGCGAAACCCCCCGAGACGGACATGTCGAAGAAGGGCGCCGCGGCGAAGGCGATTCAAGCCCGTGCGGCAGTGGCGAAGGCTCCTCCCTCCCAGCCTCCTTCGGTCTAACCGGGCTGTGGCCAAGAAAAAGAAGCAGACCTCGCGTCCGAAACGGCGTGCGCGGACTCAGGTTGAGCTGGCCTCGGGCTTGTCGCATCAGCTGACGGCGCTCCAAGGTCGCGTCGAATCTCTCGAACGTGACTCGCAGGACATGAGGACCGACATGGGCAAGCTCTCCGAAGAATTGGGCGCGTTGCGAGTGACGGTGAAGCAAGTGGATGAACGCACGCTTCGCGGAGAGAAGCTGATGATGGACATGCAGCTGGAGCAGCGGAAGCAGTCGAAGGTGCTCGACCGCATCGCCTTCGCTGTCGTGCCTGGGGAGCCGAAGGAGGGCGCTTGAGCCTCTTCGCGTTTCTCCTCGCAGCTGCCCCCGCTGTTGCGCAGACGACTGCTCCAGCGCCCGCTGGCGGTGAGTCGCTGACGGCGCTCTACCTTCTCGTCGGCACTGCCGTCATCGGTCAGCTCGTCGGGCTCATCTTCGGCTTCGTGAAGTGGCTCGGCTCGCGCACCGTCGAGCGCGAAGACAAGGACAAGGAGGAGCTGCGCGAGTCGCTGAAGGAGCACGAGGAGCGCTTCTCCGACACGAACCGCAAGCTCGCTGACCTCGACCGCGTGGTCCTGATGACCCAGAGCGAAGTGAAGGCGACGCACGAGCTGGTCGGCTCCATCCGTGGCGCAGTCGCGGAGATCAAAGTGAGCCTCGACACGCGCTTCGAGAAGCAGGCCGACTTCTACCGCTCGGCGCTCAAGGAGCACGTCACCAACCTCACCGACCAGCTGGAGAAGCTGGAGTACCAGATTCGGCAGGACACCACGCGCGCCATCCACGACGCTGCTGCGCTGCGTGCGCGCGCCAAGAAGTAGATCAGAGCCAGCTCAGCGCTTCCCTGATATCGGCGATGGCGGGCGGCTTGGCGATCACCATCTGCGCGAGCCCAGCTCGTAGCGCTTCACGCACCTCCACCTCGTTCGGCGCAGCGGTGATGAGCACGCGGCGCGTGGAGGGTGAGGTGTCCTGCGCGAGGTAGAGCAGCTCGATGCCGTTGAGCTTGGGCATCATGTAGTCGGTGAGCAACGCACCCACCGTTTGCTCCCGCATCGCAGCTGCGGCGAGGAACGGATCGGTCAGCATGAGGGGCGTGTGCTTGCAGAAGGCCACCACGTCGGCTACGAGGCGTGCCACCGACTCGTCGTCATCGACCACCAAGACCAAAGCCATTGAATCTTGCACCTCTCTTGTTTGTGACCATACACTGCACCACGTGACCATCCGACTCTTCGACATCGAGGCGCAGAAGACTTTCGAGCAGGAAGTCGAAACCTACGACCTGCGCGTGAAGGACCGGATGGACAACCCCGGTGCGAGCAACGAGCCGTGGCCCGCGTTCCCGAAGCAGCCAGAGCCCACGGTGGACTCGCGCGACAAGGGCCTCACGAAGCCGGGCAACAACTTCGCGACGCCCATCGGCGGCAACGACTTCCGCGGGGGCGCCGCGGACCCGAGGAGCCGCGACCCGCTGGACTTCGACGGCAACTCGCAGTCTGCGGTCAAGGGGCACGAGTCGGTGTGGCAGTTCAACGCGAACGACGGCGAGCTGGAATCGTCGGACGCTTCACCCTTCAAGATTAAGAGGTAGGCCATGGCTGACGACACGCACGGCGGTAAGGACAACAGCGAGAACCCGAACCGCACTTCGCGCACGATCGCGAAGGAGAGGAACGACGCGAAGAACTTCGACGAGGGCCCGGCCTACGACATCAAGGGCGGGCACCCCATCACGAAGGACATGCCCTCGCAGGAGTACAAGCCGATGGCCATCAAGGCGCCCGGCGAGTCGAAGTCGGTCAGCGACACGTCGGCGCCGTTCACCATCAAGGGCAGCTGAGCCCATCACCCACGCAAAGGAATCTCGTCATGTGCGAAGACACGCCCAACACGTCGCAGTACGGCAAGCCGCTCTCCAACGGCGGCAAGCTCTCGAACGAGATCTACGACGCGGAGCACGGCACGTATCAGCCGCAGCCGATGCCCTCGCCGTCCACCACGCTGCCCATCAAGCACGACCCGAAGCCGTTCAACATCAAAGGCACCTGAGCAGCACCAACATCGCTGCACCTGGGAGGAACACCGCAATGGACAACCTGAACGAGCTGCTCAAGAGCGCAAGCACGGGTGACGGCAACGTGGCCGAGAAGATTCAGAACGCGACTGGCACCTACGACGACAAGGTGACGAACGACAAGGACGTGGAGAGCAAGACGGCCTACGGCTCGCTGCCCGCGCCGGTTGACCCGAGCCCCTTCTCGGTGGGCCCTCTCGGTTCCAAGTAGTTCCCGCAGCTCTTTCGAGCTAGGAACCCGTCCCCATGGCTGACTCGTTCAAACTCCTGGGCAGCTACGAGACGGCCCCGTTGGGGAACCCACTGTCGTTTGCGCCATTCGTCGTCGCGCAAATCTCTGAGGGCCGCTCGCTCAAGGCGAAGCAGCTCTCGGATCTCTCGCTCGAAGCTGACGCGCCGCTCGCGGTGCCCTTCGGCGGCGTGGTGAACGCGCACGTGGTGCTCATCAAGGCGGTGGGCGGCAAGGTCCGCGCTCGCATCACCAGCGCTGACGGTGCGCTCGCTCCAGTGCCGTTCGACACGTACCTCATTCTGATGTCCGAGTCGGTTCCCATCACCGCCATCGACTTGACGCGCGTCGCTGGCACTGTCACAAGCGTGCGCGTTTTTCTCGGGGAGAAGTCGTAACCCCATCACCCACGTCTCACCCGAAGGAGCACTCACATGCCCAGCACCGTCACGAAGACCCGAACCATCACCGATGTCGGAAACAGCGGTGACCTCAACCAGCTCGCCGATGTCGCGCAGAAGGTCGGCCTCGGCAACGTCCTCGGCATCAAGAAGGTCACCTTCGCCGCCTTGGCCTCCGCCGCCGCGCAGGACATCACCACCATCGCCGCGGGCGTGGCTGCTGGGCTGACGGGTCAGGCGACTCTGCCCCCGATTGGGAGCCCGGTCGCCGTTCGCGTGACCGCTGGCGCCGCCGCTGCCGGTCTTCGGCAGGTGGGTGACATCGGCGCGACGCTCTCGGCCACCGTCTGCCGCCTGAGCGACGACGGCAAGACCCTCACCTTCGAGGCGGCGGTGACCGGCTTCGTGCTGCTGTACGTCCCCGGCTCGCTGGTGCCGCTGTCCAACAAGTTCGCCTGATTCGAGTAGCCGATGGAGCTGGCCGACGCGAAGAGCATGGCCTCGGCTCCAGAGCGAAGATGAAGGTTCCGAGGGGCGGCGGTTTCCGCCCCGTTCACGTACCCGCAGCTCACCGCGGCGACTCACAACAGGCTGGATTCGGCCTCACCACGCAGACGACGGCGGTGAAAAGTCGGAGACAGTTCGAGGAGAGAATACATGCCTGATGAAGTGATTGACCCTGCTGGAACCGGGGCAGACGCCATGCAAGTGGCAGCTCCCGCGGCCCCTGCCGCAGTCGCGGCTCCTCCCATCTCGCCGGATGGGAAAGTGATGATGATTCCGCATTCCGCGATGAAGCGGGAGAAGGATGAAGCCTTCGCGAAGGGAAGACAGGCCGGGCTGGATCAGCTCGCGAGAGACGCTGGGTACGAATCCAACGCCGATCTCGTGTCTGCTCTGGCGCAGCTGAGGCAGAAGCCAGTAGCACCCGCCCCCGCCGCACGAGCCGCACCGCAACAGCCAGCAGCCACACCTGAAGAGTCACCAGAAGATTTGGCGGCGACGCAGGCGGGGCAGGTTGCGACCCGCGGGCAGCAACGTGCGGAGATGGCTCTCCAGCGCAATCTGGAGAAGGCCCTCAACGAGCGCAACAGGTACGCCACGTCTGCTTCCGAGTACCGGAAGGAGCTGGAAAGTTCGCGCGCTGAGGTGGATGCGATTCGGGCGGAGATGCACCTCCGCACGATCGCCGCAGGAGTCGGCGTCCAAGACGTTGACTACTCGATCATGCTGCTCACCCGTGAGGTTGAGAAGCTGACTCCAGAACAGGCGGCGCAGTTCGACGAGCGAGCGTTCTTCGAGGGACTTCGGAAGTCGAAGCCTCTGCTGTTCGGAGAGACGGTGCAGCCCGCTACCACAGGAGTCGGAGGGGGAGGGGCGCCGAAGCCTCCTCAGCCGGGTCAGGCGGTTTCCCAGGGAGTTCAAAATGGGAAAGTCGATGTTCGGAAGCTGGACGCGAAGGCCTACCAAGACCTTCTCCGAGCACGCGGCATCAACGGTCACGTATAGGACGTGACCTGGGGCGCGCAGTGAACGTCAAACTGCGCGCTTCCTTGAAGGTGTGACGTGACGTACCTTCGGCGCGACAGCTGTTCCACACCTCGCAGCACACAACAAGGAAGCGACCCCAATGCCTGATTTCAGCGTAATTGCCCAGTCGCCCGAGATTCGGGCGTTGGTGCAGGATGGAATCCTCGAACGAGCGTTCCACGATTCACTCTTTCCCCGCCTGCTGTACAGGGGCGAGGCGACCCCCGTGCTCTGGCCCGCCAACATCGGTGACCGCCAGATCTTCACCGGCACCGGCCTGCTGCCGAAGCAGCAGCGCCCGCTGGTTCCGGGCAACGACCCGGTTCCGGTGACGTTCAGCGCCGAGCAGTGGGAGGCGGTCGCGCAGCAGTACGCTGGCTCGATCGACACCAACATGCCGACCGCGATGATGGCCATCGCGAACCTGTTCTACCGGAACGCCCAGCAGCTGGGCCTCCAGGCGGGGCAGTCGCTCAACGGCGTGACGCGCAACCGTCTGTACAACGCGGGCCTCTCGGGGCACACGGTGGCGGACGGCGCTCAGGCGGCGGTGAACGTGGTTCGCGTGAAGCGCCTCAACGGCTTCACTCGTGCGCGTCGCCCAGACCTCGTGGCTGGCTCAGCGGTGCAGTACCTCGCCGTCTCGCCCAGCAACCCGCTACCGATCAAGATCTTCGCGGGCTCGCAGCTCTCGCGGAACGTCATCGGCTTCGCCGCTGACACGGCGGGCGATGAAGTCGGTCCCGGCACCATCACCCTCGATGGCGCTGCCGTCACCGTCGTCGATCGCGATTACGTCATCGCGGACACCCGCACCGGGCTGGTGCGCGTGGGTGGTGGCTTCAAGGTGGACGATGTGACTGCGGCGGATCTGTTCCGCCTCAGCGACATCCGGGCGGCGTGCGCCCGCATGCGGTCGATGAACGTGCCCGAGCATCAGGACGGGTACTTCCATTGCCACATGGACCCGACCTCGGAGAGCCAGATTTTCGCCGACGCGGAGTTCCAGCGGCTCCTCACGTCGATGCCCGACTACTACATGTACAAGCAGTTCGGCATCGGTGTGCTGCTCGGCACGATCTTCATTCGGAACACCGAGTCTCCGGTGCCCGAGACGGTCATCGGCGGCGCCACCGCGACGTACTCCCTCGACGACAACTTCGCGGGCGAGCTGTACAACACGGGCGTGTCCACGGGAGTCCGTGTGCACCGTCCGCTGTTCACCGGCCAGGGTCAGCTGATGGAGTACCACACCGACCTCGCCAACCTCATCACTGAGGCGGGCATCACCGGGAAGGTCGCCGAGCCGCGCATCACCAACAACGGCATCGACGTGTTCACCGAGCGCATCCAGCTCATCATCCGGGCTCCGCTGAACCGGCTTCAGGACCAAGTGTCCACGAGCTGGAAGTTCATCGGCGACTGGCCGGTGCGCACGGACGGCGCGACGGGCGATGCGGCTTACTACAAGCGCACCGTCGTCGTGGAGCACGGGGAGTAACCCTCGCGCTGCCCCGCGCTGTACCCCTGAGCGGCGGGGCTGGGCATCTCAGCCCGGCCTCGCCGTTCTCGTTTCCCCTCAACAAGGAGCAGCACATGGCGAAAGACGACAAGAAGAAGACGCAGCTCACGGACCCGTTGGAGGCTGCGAAGATCGTGACGAAGCCCCCTCCGGTCATCGCGCCGCCGCCTCCGCCCGCGAAGCTGCACCTGCCCGACTCCGATGCGCCGATGGAGGTGCCGCCTCCCTCTGCGCTGAAGAAGTACCGGGTTGCGCGCACCACGACCATTTCGCTGAACGGCAGCATCACGAAGCTCAACGAGGGCGACATCGTTTCGGAGAGCAGCTACGGCCCCGACCTGATGCAGCGCATCCTCGAATCCGGTGTTCCTCTCGTCACCCTCTGAGGTAGTCGATGCCGAGTGCTGCGCTGACAGACGCCGAGAAGCAGCGGGTCGCCTACCACATGGGCTACCCAGGGGTGACGAGCGCTGCCTCGGTGGCCTTTGGCGTGCCTCTGATGACGCAGACGAACTTCCTCATCTACAACGTGCTGGGCCACCTGTTGGACAGCGCGATCGATCAGGTGCGCAGCATCAGCAACACCATGGACGGCATCGAGACGAAGCTCATCGACGCCCAAGACCGCCTCGCTGCGACTCGGCTCGAAGACTTGTACCTTCGCGAAGACGAGTGCGAGGCGCTCAACAAGCAGTACCAGAACTGGGGCTACCGGCTCAGCGACATCACAGGTGCGCCGGTTTACCCGTACTCCAGGCGGTACAGCGGAGGTGGTGGAGGCGTCACCAGCGTTCCCATCGTGAGAGGAGGCATGTGATCGATGGCGAAGCGCTTCACAGAGGTCACGTCGTCGCAGGCGAAGAAAACCCTCGCCAGACGATTCGTGCCTCTCGCTGATTCACTCCGCGAGCTGCTGACCAAATTCGGGTTGCGCGCGTACAAGGTGACGATCGTGCGCGTGGAGTGGAGCGGTGGGAAGCGCGGGCGGGGCACCCCTGTGGTGCTCTCCGAGCTGGTGCTCCTGCCCACGCCGAAGCTTCTCTCCATCGACGCGCTCACCGAGCTGGTGCAGCCGATCGGCCTGGAAGAACTGGGCTCGGTCGAGCTGTCCCAAATCAGCGGCTCCTTCACCGAAGAGCAGCTCCGGGGCACCTCGAACGAGGGCGACCCCATCCCGCCGAACCAAGAGTTCTACTACGAGGTGGAGCTGTTCCCGCACGAAGGGCCCTCGCAGAAGCGCCGGTTCTTCCCCCGCAGCGCCCCCGTGTACAAGCCGGGCGGGCTCCAGTGGACCATCCGGCTGGAGAAGGCCAACGAGGACCGCACACGCAGCGGTGACGTGGAATGACGACCGTTCACCTCAAGCTCGAAGAACTCGCGCCGGTCTTTCGGCGCATGGGTGCGCGCACGGTCGCAGCGGCCAAGCGGGGAGCCCTCCGTGGGGCTCTACGGGCCGTCTCCACGCTCCAGCGGGCCACCAGCATGGCCACCCCCGCGAACCCCAAGCAGATTGGGGTGGGCGGCGCGGTGAACACCGCCCACTACAAGCGGAGCTGGAAGGCGGAGCAGCTCCCAGATGGGGCACGGGTGTACAACAGCGCACCCTACGCGGGCGTCATCGAGCACGGACGGCGCGCAGGCTCGTTCCCCCCGCTGAGGGAAATCGAGCGGTGGGCCCAGAGGCGCATGGGGCTCAACCCGAAGGAGGCCAAGGCGGCTGCCTTCCCCATCGCGCGGGCCATCGCGCGGCGCGGCCTCCTCGCGCGCAAGGTGATGGGCAACGCCCAGGCGGAGATCGAGCAGGGCTTCCTCGAAGAAGTGCGCAAGGAGCTGGAGCGCGAGCTGGCGAGAGGGCCGGTTGTATGACCATCCCCCTGGTACCCGCTGTCGGAACTGATGACCCGCCGAACGGGCGCGCCTTCCTCGTCACTCCGCGCACGCCCCCCATCGTGCACAACGCTGTGCAGGAGTGCGACGCCCGGCTGGCCATCTGCCGAGCGCTCGCCGAGTACATCGCCGACTTGAGGTTCAACGCGGTGGGCGGGCGGCTGGTGAAGTTCAAGCAGGTGCACGAGGAGTTCGCCGAGCCCGAGGAGCAGGCCAACTACCCTGCTGCGAAGATCGCGCTGCGTGGCTCAGGCGTCTACGAAGCGCGCAGTCTCTCCCCTTCGATCGATCCGAAAGAGCGCGTCCCGCTCCCCGATGGGCGCTACCTCATCGTGCCGTGCGACTTCGCGGCCACCATCGGTGTGGAGCTGTGGACGACTGACCCCGAGGAGCGCAGCGCGATGATTTCTGCGCTGGAGCGGGCCTTCGTCCCCAACTTCAACAAGTTCGGTTTCGACTTGCAGGTGCCGTACTACTTCAACTCGCGCGTCACCTACGCGATGCAGGAACTCGCTGTGGATGACGACGGCGACACTGCGATTAAGCGGCTCCGCATCGCGACCCTCACGCTGAGCGCCCGAGTGCCTTTCATCACGTTGTTCTCGTTCCCAGACGCCCGCCCGTCGTTCGATCTCCAAGCTGTGGGAGACGGGGCGGACGTGCTAGTAACCCTCGAAGTTTCGTAAGGAGAGTCACCATGGCAGGGTTCATTCGTCGGTACGGTTTCAGCCCAGGGGTCGAGACGATCACCCTGATCGAAGGCGTCATCATCGTTGACCTGCCGCCTCCCGGCGCAATCAACGGCGTCTCAGCGGGCACGGTCGGCATCGTCGGAGAGTTCCCCGACATGACCTACGCCACCGCGGTGAACACGACTGGTGTCGTCACCACGAAGGCGCAGCCAGTCGAAGTCACCTCCGGTCAGGACATGATCGACAAGGTGGGCGGCTGGGACAGCACCCTCGGAGACTTCGGCAACAACGGCGGCTCCGGCTTCGAGGCCCTGCGCAACAAGACGTTCGCGCGCCTCATCATCACCCCGGTGAACCTCGCCTCGGGCGGAGCTGGGCGCGCGTGGCGCGACCTGCCGACCAACCTGAGCGCGACCTCCGCGGTGCCTGCGGTGCCGATGGCCGGTGCGCGTGTGGAGGCGGGCCTGGAGTTCGCCAACGGCACGTACCGCGTGCGCCTCGCGAAGCGCATCAACTTCACCTCGTTCGGGCACTTCTCCAACGCGATCGACGGTGCGACCACGGCGGTCGCTACCGCGGTCACGCAGCTCTTCAACACGGGCGTGCCCATCGCCATCGGTGGCCTCTCGCGCACTGGCTCGACGGTGACCGCGACGGTCACGGCGCACAACTACGTGGTGGGGCAGACCGTTTACATCTCCCCCGGCGAAACGGACTTCCCCGCGGGCGCGAAGGTGGTCACGGTGCAGACGCCGACCACGGTCGTGTACACCGAGGTGGGCGCAGCTGTCGTTTCGACGGCGGCGCAGAACGTCTCCGCGGTGAGCTTCCTCCTGGCCAACGCGGGCGTCCCCGTCACCAAGGGCACCATCGTGGTGCTCGGGCAAATCTCTGGAGCTGGCGCACTGGGCGCCAACGCGGGCACCTACCGCGTGCAGGTGGCCCCCACCCTCGCGCACCAGCTCACGCTGGAGCGCCTCAACGGGACGACCTTCGCGTGGACCACTGGGTCCAGCCAGCCCTTCCG